TTTAATGCATTGGATAGTTTCAAATTGTTAGGTGCTGAAATTAAAGGCAATGTAATAAAAGCATTTACAGGTTTAAAATCAGCTATTGGTGCAACAGGAATAGGTTTATTAGTTGTTGGACTTGGTTTACTTGTTGCAAACTTTGATAAGGTCAAACAAGCGGTGATGAATTTAGTTCCCGGACTTGCTTCTATTGGCAAGTTCATTGGTGGATTAGTTGATAGGATTACTGACTTCATTGGTGTTACTTCGGATGCATCAAGAGAATTGGCAAAGATGCGAGAAGAAGCAGATAAATCTTTGAAATTAAATAATAAGTATTTAGCACAACATGGTGATCAATTAGACAAATACACAAAGGCAAAAATTGATGCAAAGAACAAATATCTTGAAGCAGTAAAGGATGAAACTCTTTCAGAGAAGGATAGAATTGAATTAGCAAAAAGAGCAGGTAGAGAAATTGCAAAAGCAGATAAAGACAGAGCAGATGATATTTCAAAAGCAAGAGAAGATGAAGCAAAGAAAGCAGCAGATAAACAAAAACAAATAAATGATAAAAATTTAGCTGATTTAAAAGCACAAAGAGATAAATTAAAAGAATTAGAGAAAAAACTTAATGAAGATTTAAGAAATGAAAATGCAAAAACTGAAGAAGAAAAGTTGCAAGTCCAAATGCAAAAAGATTTAGATGAATTAAATGCAATTAAGTTAAATGAAAAAGAAAAGCAAGAAGCAAGGAAATTAATTAAAGAAAAATATTATATTGCTGAAATTGATTTAGCAAATAAAAGAAAACAAGAACAAGCAGATAAAGATGCTAAAATTTTAGAAGATGTAACAAAAAGTTTAGATGAACAAGACCAAGCAGATTTTGAAAGAAATAAAAAGAATTTTTTATCAAAATTGCAGCAACAAAAAGATTATGACAATGCAGTTTTAGAACATAAAAAAGCAATTGCAGATGCTGAATTTAATATAGCATTAGGTGCAGTCAATCTTTTGAAAACTTTAGCAGGTCAAAATGAAGCATTACAAAAGGTTGCAATTATAGCAGAAGGAGCAATTAGTGTAGCAAAAATTATTACTTCAACACAAGCAGCAAATGCAGCAGTTACTGCAAAATATGCTTTGATTCCAGGTGGAATAGCATTAGCAGCAGCAGAAAGAGGATTGAACAGAGTTAGTGCAGCAATTGGAATAGCAACAACAGTAGCAGCAACTGCAAAAGCCTTATCTGCAATTGGTAGTGGTGGTGGTATAAGTGGTGGAAGTTTACCGGCAGGTGGAGGTGCATCTGCTCCAATACTTCCACAAGCATCTTCAACTACATTGAATCAAGGGCAAGTCAATCAGATTGGCAATGTTGCAGCAAGAGCATTTGTGGTTGAATCAGATGTAAGTGGTCAACAAGAAAGAATTAGAAGATTAAACAGGGCAGCAAGAATTAGTTAAAAGTACAACAACCTAAATAATAATATATAGTATTATGGAATTACCAGTTTACGAATTAAAGATAGTTGAAGATATGCAAGATGATGCAGAGGTATCATTTGTTGCATTGGTAGATAAACCTGCAATCATGAAAGATTTCCATGTCTTTGGTGAATCATTTATTGAACCAAGCAAAGGAGAAGATAAAGAACCATTCTTACAAAGATGCATTAAATATGTAATTGATGAAGGCAAAGAAAGTGAACAAGCGGTTGCAATATGCAATTCACTTTGGGAGCAACATTTTGCAGAAGGTTTGCCACATTATACTAAAGAGCGTGTATTATGGACAGGACCAACACATAAATCACCTGATGGTAGATTAATGACAGGAGCAACACATACAAGTGAAAGCGAATACCTATATCATTTAGAAGATTTTGCAGAAGATAGTTATACCGATTACCCACAACAAGCAAAAGAGAATGCAAAGATAGCATTAAGATGGGCAGAAGAAAATGGATGGGGTGAATGCGGCACTCCTGTTGGTAAAGCAAGAGCAAACCAATTAGCAAATGGTGAAAATATCAGCGAAGATACAATTAGCAGGATGGCTTCATTTGAAAGGCATAGACAAAATTCTAAAAAGGAATTAGGTGATGGATGCGGCAGATTGATGTGGTTAGCATGGGGTGGTGATGCAGGTATTGAATGGGCAAGTAGAAAATTAGAACAAATAAGAAAAGAGAATTTTGTGAAGTTTGAAATTACAAACGAAGAACAACATATCATATCAGGGCCTTTAATGTTGGCAGACACACCAATTTATAGAGATAATAAAAAGTTTGGTGAACACTATGTTACATTCTCACCTGAAACAATAAAGGATATTGCAATCAAATTTTCAAAGAAAGGATATCAAAAGAATGTAAACTTAATGCATGACTCAAATATGCAAGTTGATGGATTGGTAATGTTTGAAAGTTTTATTGTTGATAAATCAAGAGGAGTCCTTCCAATGGCAGGTTATGAAGATGCAAAAGATGGAAGTTGGTTCGGATCATTCTATGTTGAGAATGAGCAAGTATGGAAGTTGATTAAAGAAGGCAAAGTCAAAGGATTTAGTGTTGAGGGTTACTTTGATTATGCTGCACCAAATAAAGAAGAAAGTTATGCAGAAAAGAAACTAAAAGAATTATCTGCATTATTAAAAGTACCTTTTTAAAAAAAACAATATATAGTATTATGGAAAACGCAAAAACAATATTAGACAAGGTTTCTATATTCTTTGCTGAATTAGTAAAATCTCCAATGTCAGATGCAAGTGGTGATGTTAGTGCAACTCCGAAAGCGGAAGTAAAAATGATTGCAGCTAAATTACAAGACGGAACTGAAGTTGAAGTTACTGAATTAGCAGTTGGCGGAATTGTTACAATTCAAGGTGTTCCTGCTCCATTAGGTGAGCATATCCTTGAAGATGGCAGCAAAATCGTTTTAGGTGATAACGGTGTTATCATGGAAATAGAAATGAAAGAAGCACCAATGGTTGAAGATATGAGTGCAAAGTTTGCTGCATTTGAAAGTGCAACAAATGAAAAATTCGCTGCTTATGAAAATAAGTTTGCAGAGTATGAAGTTAAATTAACACAAGCCAACAAAGTAATTCAAGGCTTAATGGATATTAGTAAGTTGTTAGTAGAAGCACCAACTGCAAAAGCGGATGAAGGTGTTAAAACTGCAAACAATTTCAACAAAGAATTAGATGCAAGAAAAGCATTTGAAAATTTCTCAAAATCAATTTGTTCATAATTAAAAAATAAAATAAAATGGCATTAGTATTTTCAGGCATAAGTTCATATACAAAGCAGCAGATTGCTCCTTTATTAACCGAAGCCGTATTTTCTGCTAAAACACAATCTTTGTTAAAAGCAGGTGGTATCTTATTACCAAAAACAAAATCATCAGTTGCAGTTCCAAAATTGGCTACAAATGCAACTTTCCAAACTGATGCATGTGGTTGGAATGCAAGTGGTTCTACTACTCTTTCTCAAGCTACTGTTACAGTTGGTAAAATCAAATTGGAAGAAACAATTTGTCCAAAAGATTTCGAAGCATACTTCAGCCAGGAAGCATTGAAAGCAGGATCTACTTATGAAGATTTCGGTTGGGCTGAATTCTCTGATAAGTTTGCAGCACAAAAAAATAAAATGATTGCAAAGCAATTAGAAGTTGCTTTATGGCAAGGTGATATTACTGCAAGTAACACAAACACAAACACTAATAAGTTTGATGGTTTAATCAAATTAATCGATGCAGGTTCTCCTGTTGATGCGAATGTTTCAGGTTATGTAAGTGGCGGTCCTATCGCAACCATTACTGCTGCAAATGTTGTATCTTGTTTACAAGCGGTTTACAAGGCTATCCCTGTTGAGATTGTTGATGCTGAAGATACTCACATCTTCGTTGGAAATGATGTTTATAGATTAGCAGTTTTGGCTTATCAAAATTTAGATTTGTTCAACTACAAATTAGATGCGAATGCAGACCAAATGTTTGTTATTCCGGGAACAAATGTAAAGTTAGCAGCGGTTAATGGTTTGAACGGAACAGGTGACATTTACGCAACTTCTTTGAGTAACATTGCTTTGGCTTTCGATTTAGAAGCAGAAGAAGATAACTACTCTATTTGGTATTCAAAGGACAACAACGAAGTTAGATATCGTGTGGCGTTTAAATTAGGAGTGAATGTAGCTTACACAACATTATGTGTGAAGTTTAAATCAGCAATTTAGTTTTAATAATAAGGGAGTAGAAATACTCCCTTTTAAAAATATAATATTATGCCAGCAGCATGTGCAATTCAAGCAGGATATACAATAGATTGTAGAGAGTCAATTGGCGGTCTACAAGCGGTGTTTATCGCTGAATTTGGAAACATTACAACAGTTACTGAAGTGAGTGGTTTGGTTACAGGCATCACTAAAGCAACAGGTAAAAGATTTTATAAGTTTGAAGTTCCAAGAGCAGTTGCAAATGCTACTTCAAGCGGAACAGGAAGTGAAGAAAATGGTTCTTTCTTCTACACACATCAGGTAGTATTCCCAATAAATAAGAGAGATTCTACAACTGCAAATATCATTCGTACTTTAGCGAAGAACAAATGCATGGTTGTAACTCTTGATATGGATGGTAATTATAGAATGTATGGTAAAGGAAATGGTTTATTTGTTGCAACAGTAGATAGCGGAAGCGGAACTGCAGCAGGAGATAGACAAGGTTACAACTTGACTTTGTCAGGTATTGAAAAAGATGAGATGCTACAAGTTAATAGTGCAACAGGATTAGCTTTAGAAACTGCAGGATAGTTTGTTTTAGTCATAGTTAAGTTTTGGTTTACCCTACCTACACAAGTAGGTGGGGTTTTTTAATATAAAGGATATGTTACACATCACAAAAGGAAGCGGAGCAAATTTAATCTTTACCGGATATGAATTAGCAACTTTGACCAATCCTTATTACTTATTTATTTTTACTTCAGCAACTGAAGAAGTTGTTAAATTTGTAGGAACAAACATTTCAACAACAAACAGATTCCAAAAGATTGTAGTATCATCAACACCATTTGCAACTGCTGAAGCAGGAACATGGAGATATAGAATAAGAGAACAAGCAAGTAGCAGCAATACAAATGAAGCATTAAGTGGAAATATTGTAGAGGAAGGCTTTATGTATTTAGATGAAAGCACTACCTTTGAACCAACTGAATATTCAGATCAAGATAACGAATTTAAAACTTATGATGGTGAATAATTTACGAAGCATAATAAACATACAATTTGACCAAGCACAAATACCTAAATTCAAAGAAAAATATGGTTCTGGTTATGTTGAGTTTGGCGAGAAGAATAACTATTCAAATTACCTGATTGATTTGTTTGCAGAATCTCCTAAACATGGAGCAATTGTAAAAGGAAAAACAAATTACATCTTTGGTAAAGGATTTGAAGAAGTTCCAAAGAAAGCAAATAGTAAAGGCGAAAGTTGGAATGATATTTTAAAGAAATCAGTATTGGATGATGAATTGCATGGTGGTTACTATTTGCAAATCATTTATAATACTTTGGGCAATATTGCAGATGTTTATCATTTGCCTTTTCAGAATGTTAGGGTTTCAAAAGATTTACTAACATTCTATGTAAAGAATGATTGGGATAAATCAGAGTTCAAAGAAAAGATGCGAGTTTATCCTGCATTCAATTTGAATGATAGAGTTGGCAGTCAAATCCTTTATGTAAAGCAGTATAATCCAAAGAGTGAAGTTTATCCTTTGCCTTCGTATTTTCAAGGCTTAAACTACATTGAAAGTGATATACAGGTAAGCAGACATTTATTGGGCAATGCAAAGCACAACTTTGTTGCAACTAAATTAATCAACTTCAATAATGGTTTGCCACAAGAAAAAAACAAGGCGAAGTTGAAGCAGATATTAAAAAGAAGATTG